TTCTGTGCTACGTGCTTGATATGCTGCATATACACCTGCCATACCTACAAGGTTACGTGATATGCGCCTTCTATCTGCGGCAGACAGTTTAGTGCCTTTAGGTAACTGGCCCATCAGCTTCTTAGTCAGAGGTATAGAAGCACCGCCCATGTAGTTACCCATCAACTCAAGGCTGTTGAACATAAAACGTGGAAAAGGTATTGCTACAGTCAAACCGTTACGAGTGATAAAGTTTGTTATCTCTCTGAATAACGGAGTTTCTGGCTGTTTGGCATAAGTCACATCCAGTGCTTTGTTCGTGGAGTCTGCTACAAGTTCCATAAAAGAACGTGCGCCTTTAGGACGTACTGTTGTAGAGTCATTTAATAAATCACGAATTTGCCCGTTATTAATGGTATCAATTAGATCAATTTTATATTCACGTTTTACCAGACGTTCTAACTCACCTAAAAAAGAACCACGGCGTACAAGATACTCTTGATATCTGTTTGCACTATTTAAAACGCTGACCGCATCCTCTAGTTCAGATAATACTGTATCCGTTCCTCGTCCTAGTGTGCTAAACTTACCACCAAGAATACCTTTGTCAGCAGCCGCTTCAGCTTCCTGTCTAACTTTCTTTGCATCAAATTTTGTTTTAGTGTCTTTGGCTCGTTGTTTCGCCGCTGCTATAAAATTATCCACCTGCTCTTTACGAGCCATGCCCCTACCAGTAGCAGATTGTAATTCATTTAGCTGATTAAACATAAGATCAAACTGCTTGGACAATTCAGGACGATTTAAAATAAAGTCCACATAGTCTTTAGTATCTAGTCTGCTTTCTGGCCCAAACATATACCGCATATGACGGAAGCTGTCGTTCCAGTTAGAGCGACTTAACACTGTGCCTGTAAATGCTGCTGTTTTACGTGCGACACCCGTTGCTTCTCCTGCATTATATAAAGCGGTATCCATTACATTAGTAAGAGTGTCCAGAGGCGCACGAATACCTGCAGATGTCACGTTACGTGCAGCAGTCGCTAACTGTGATACTAACCCACCACGGCGTATACCCTCAATACGCATAATATTGTTACGTATCTTACCTTGCTGTGCCTGTGTAGCTACGCGCTGCAGTTCCTGCATCTCATTCAAAGGTCTTGCACGTTTAATCTGCGATAGTTTCTGCAGAGTCTTACCTGCCTCAGAGCCAGAGCCTACGACAGTTAAGATGTAATCTTCAAATGATACATTATACTTGTTCAGTATATCAATCAGTTCATCGCCGGGTATAAGTTCTTTATCTATAGTCAAATCAAACAAATGGTCAATTAATCTATATTCTTTTCCATCTTCAAACTTTTTAGGAGCAAAAGCATTTGGATTTCTATCTTTTAATTCAGCCGCCGCTGCAACAAGCCCGTTAAGTTTATCAGACTTTAGTACGGGCATGGTAATCTTGTCTTCTTGACCTGCCAATAATGCAGCGTCATCTAATTCCACATCACTACCTAAAGCTCTTTGAACTCTAGTACGTGTGTCACCTGCGTCTAACTCTTTTGCTGTTTCTCTGCCAGCTTCACGTGCCTTATCTGCGTTTAGCACCTTCTTTCCATCTACTTCATCTGAAATAGTTTTACCAGTGGAAAGTTCAAAGTCTTCTATTAATGCTTGTCTAAGATCATCATTTTGATCGGCTATCTCTGCAGCCTCATCTGCTTTCTTAGTCACCTCTTCTGCTGTAGCGTCTTTAGCCCTATTAATATTCATCTTGCGATTGAGTAGTTTTTCACGAGCAGCTTCGCTACGCTTCTTTGCTTTCTCTATCTGTTTAGCTTCTCTAAATGTTTTACGTGCTACACCTGCTCCAGCAGCACCCGGAACTACAGCTTCAGCCATCTCTAACATCATTGTTAAATCTGTACCAAACTTTCTCCCTGCAGTTTTAGGGTCAAACGGCAATAATTCCTTGCCCGTTTTACCTAGTAGCTTATTATCCTCTGTAAATGTTTCGTGCATATAACGAGTAAATGCCTCTCCTGTATCTTCTACAGTTTCTGACACAGCAGTAACGCCAGCAATCAATAATGCCAACCCCTCTTCACCTAAACCTGCAACAGCTTTTACTGTGCTACGTAGTGGTGCTGGTACTTTTTCTTCAAAAGCCGCACTGTCAATAAAGTCTCTATTACCTTGCTCACCATACATGGCTGCAATCATGTCACGAGTTTTATCAAAGTCAAATACAGCGTCAGTTTGCTCTGACACTGTTGGGGTAGGCGCATCAATTCGTTCTAGTTTGGGGAGATAGTCTTCTGGTGCATCGCCAGTAGGCACTGAAGGCACCACTCTAAACCCTGCAGGAACCTCACCAGTACGAGCGTATTCATCTACAGGTGTTTCTGCTGGCTCAGAAGGGTCTATAGGTATGTCTACCACACCCTCTTCAGCATTATCAAGTGCGTCTAGCGCATCAAGTTGTGAAGTTATGTTATTAGGAGTCTCAGCCTGAACATCAATGTCTTGAACATCACTTTCTTCTTGATCCTCAAGTTCATCAAGTCTTCTTAATTCATCCGCTAAACTTGTGTTAGTTTCTTCGTCATCAACATTTAATGTATCTTGATCTTCCTCATCTGTATCAAGCTGATCTAAAAGGTCAAGTTGCCTAGACAGGTCAATTTGTGACATATTAATATCCTCTAATGTATGTTGTTCCTGTCCATATACGTGCTACCTTTTTAGGTTCACCTGAATTTGTTGTTATTTCATATTCAACAATGTCACCCACTTTTAAGCCTTTAGTAAAGTTAACCTTTGAAGATTCAGCTTTTGTAGTTGGTACTAACTTTTTACCTTGCTTTTGACTTGCTCTAACTTGCTCTACATAATTATTAACATTATTTTGAAGTGTGCTTCTTTGCGTTCTTATTAAAGCGTTCATTCGTGCGTCATTTAATCCACTTACCTGCTCTGTTACATTATCTAAAGCCCTAGTCATACTGTCAAAATACTGAGTTTCATTACCTTTAATTTTGTAATCAAGTTGACCCTGTATATCAGTTACTAGACCTTTAGGCTCAAGTATGCGTTTAATTTCTCCATTGAGTATTGCTTGTCTGCTTTCTTTTGAGAATTGTGGTGTAGGCGCATCAGCAGTTTCAGTTTGTTCATTATAGGCTTTAGCACCAGCTATAGCATCTGCTCTCATACGCTCAAAATCCGCAACTTGCTGATTGGTCAGACCACCTTCAGACAGTTTCTGTGTTGCATACACAGCCATATCTTCAAAGTCTTTAAACTGAGGATGAGACTTTGCTTTTTGTAATTCTAATTCGTCTTTTTCAATACCTATCTTTTTACTTCTCATGTTTAGTATGTGTGCTTCAGCTTCACGTGCTAGTGACTCTTGCCTCTGTAAAGCAGCAACTTCAGCACGAGCATTATCTAATGCACGTTGGTCTGCATCGGTAGCCTCTTTTCTTTGCGCCCGTGCTTCAGCCGCGTCAGCAATCTCCATAGCTTGGTCAATGCGTTTAGTGTTTTGCTTAAAGGCAGAAACTTTCATGTCATGTGCCGTAATGTCTCTTTCTATCTTACTTACTACTCTGCCTTCTTCCACAGCGGCTTGAAGCATTGATCTGTCTATTCTACCGATAGTAGGTAAACCCTCTACCTCTTCTCTAGGTTTAATCATTGTTGCTTCTGTTTGTTTTCGTAAAGAAGCCGCTGCTTTTTCTGCTGCTTGCCCCTCTTTTCCAAAGAGCCTACCAAGAGGATCGTCTACACCTAATGTAGCACCAGAAAATCCAGTTGGTAATGATGTATCTTTGCGTTGATATAAAATTTGTGCCTCGCCCTGTTCATAATCCAGAGTTGCCGTACCTTTTTTAATGTCTTGAAACAGGGTAGTTACATCAAGGGGAGCATCACCCGGTTGCAACTTAGATCTACGCTCCTCTATGCTGTTTTTTAATGCTAATGCATCATCAGCCGTACCTAATTTTTTCATAGCAGCAGTAGCTAAAGCAGGATCACCTAATTCATCAGCAAAATATCTATAGGCTTCTTTAGCCTTTTTATTGTATTCAGCTTCCTCCTTATCTTCTGCTTCCATTTTACGTAATCGCGTTTGTTGCCAAAAAGACTTAGCGGCAGAAATTTCACGATCACGTTTTTCCATAGCGTTTTGTAGACTTCTATCTACGCTACTAGCTAATCCTGTTGTAAATCCTGTCCAAAAACTCATTACTTTCTCCGTGCCATTAAACCTTTAGGCTTTTCTTCTTCATCTGATTCTTTAACTTCTTTTACTGCTGCTTTAACATCTTTCTTTTTTAGGTCATCCTCATATTCTTTAAGCATCTTTGAGAATAGAGAGTCACGTATGGTTCCTTTATTTGGATCTTCCATACCTGTGTCATACTTAATGCCAGCACTATCGCCTAACAACATCATCATTTCCATTAACATAGGTAATACTAACATACCTACATCAAGGCTATGCTTTCCATCCATAACGCTGCCCATCTGTATTGTGTTAGCCAGTACAGTTACAGGTACACCGGATTCAAGAGTTTCTACTAGCTGCACCATAAACTCTTCACTACTCATGCGTTCCATGTAGTAATCAATAGCTTCATCAACATTAGTTAACTGTGCAGGAGTTTGCCAAGGTCTATCGCCTAACTCATGCGTTAATGCCATGCCCGGTATGGGTGCATCAAATATTGGTTCTTGACTAACTTCCATTTATCTCATCCCTATATTTACGAACAACTTGCATTTGCTTTGCCACTCTAACTGCAGGATTTTTGTAATCTATGCCGTCACCAGAAGGCTCGCCCATAGAGCTTCTAACTAACAAGCCACCAGTTTTTTTAGGCTCCTTTGGTTGTTCTAATTTATTAAAGTCATCTAGATTCATTCTTCTATATGCTGAAACTGCAGGGTTATATTGTCTGGACATTATGCTTTCTCCGTTTGTGTTCTACTACTATATCCATTAACTGTTTAGTTGCCCATTTTAGTGGAGGCACTTTTGATATAAGTTTAGCATAGGATTGCCCATACTTAGTGTATAGCTTCTTAAACCATTTAGGGGCATCATACTGTAACCATGTGCGGAATACAAACCACTCAGCGTTTTCTTTGCCATACACTTCTCGTGCTACGTGGCACGACATTATAAACGCACTGCCTAATGTGCCTATCAAACTACCGATAGCATTACCTGCTGCAGATTTACCTGCCGCACTTGACGCAGCAGCAGATGTTTTAGCATCTAGTTCTGCAATAGCCATAGCACTGTATCTGTCTAGCTCACTTTCTGCAGATTTCCATGCCCACTCCATAGTGTCTGCATAGTAACCCCACAAGTTGTTGTACGCTTGTTTACTTATATCTAGTACGTTGTTAGCGTTTATTTCATTTGCTCTGTTTATAGCAGCAGTGTCTGCTGTAGCTATTTGTTTACGCCACTGTGCATTTGATTGTGCAATCACCAACTGGTTCTGTGCATTAAACTGATCACGTTGGTTGTTTAGCTCTGCGTTGAAACGCTCAATGGTATTTGTTTGACCTGCGTTAAACTGTGACTGTGCATTTTGTTGTGATGCATTAAACTGTGCAGTTGAACTGGCAAGGTTAGCAAAGAACTGATCCACTTGATTCTGTGAAGATGCGTTAAACTGCCGTGCAGCATTTTCTGCAGCCTGATCTGTAAAGAGTGACTGTACTCTCTGCTGTGCTTTAAACATATCTGTCTGCTGTTGATTAGAAAGATTAGCCATGTCCATCTGCAAGAATGACTGTGCGTTCTGCACTGCAGCTTGTTGTCTGTTGTTGAGATTAGCAGCGTCAAGTTGTGCTAGTGCAGCAGCCTCTGACATTACAAGAGCTTGATTATTGGACAGGTTATTTAAATCCATTGTATTAGCAGCACGTGAGTTTTCTAACTGCACTTGTTGCTCTGCTGTAAAGTTCTGATTGGCAATATCGCTAATCTTACTAGCGTTCATCACCTTTGTTTGAAAGGCTTGATCAAACTCCATGCCAGCAAACTTAGCACGTTGCTCTGCCGCAAGCATCGCTGATTGCTGTCTGTTAGATAGATTCTGTGCTTCAAATCTAGCTACTGTCTGCGCATCTGCCATTGCAATAGGCATGGCTGATTCCATAGCAGCCTGTACAATAGCTTGTCCTGCCATAGAGGATGCACCCAGACCACGTGCAGCCATTGCTGCCGTAGCACTACGCATAGCCCCTGCAGCCCATGCTGGTGTGGCACCACCTTGGAACTGTTGCATCAAGCCATCAAGTTGTTGTGCCACCATAGTCTGTGCAGATGGATTAGCTGTAGCTGCCGCAGCCTGTGTTTGTGCAGTTACCTGCGCCGCTTTTACAGCATCTACACCCGTGCCTGTTACGAGTTCACCAGCTTGAATCTGTCGTTGTACAGGGTTGTTTATAAGAGTAGCATTACCTTGTGCTGCTTGTAGGTTGCCTACAGATGAAGTTGTTTGTTGTGCAGCAGCAACTTGCGCACGAGGATCGTCTGGGTTTGTCTGCGCTGCTTGTGTCGCTTGAAGAGCAGCGTCCACCCCAGCAGCAGCCTGTGATGCTTGCACTGTATTTGCAGCAGTTTGTGCTGTCATACCTGCTTGTGCTGTTGCCGCTTGAGCAGGATTTACATTTACAGTAGCACCAGTAAGCTGTCCAGTGCCAGCAGCTATCTCTTGATTGGTATCAAAATCTATACCTTTTGCAATAGTTGCACCACCCACAGGTAGGCCGGGGTCATATATTTGCTCTGTTGTAAAAGCAGCTATACCGGGTGTTGTTGCTGTTTGTGTTACTGGATTGCCTTGAGCATCTAATACTGGATTACCACTAACATCTAAAACAGGAGTTTGTGTTGTTTGTGAAGTTGTTGGGGTTGTGACAGTCGGCACAGCTTGTTGACCACCGGGTTGTCCTGTTCCAGTAGCCATACCACCAGTAGCCATTTTAACTGCAGCACGTGTGTATTTATTCATTTGCTCCTGACGCTGCGGATCTTCTTCAAGAAACGATTGAAACTCATTCATGTTTCCTTGATACCCCATAGCTTGTGCTATTTTATTCATAGCTTCAGGTTTAAATCCTTTAAATATAGCCATTACCCAACCCCTACAAGTACAGTGCCAGCTAGTCCTATTATAGTCACTGTAGATGCCATAATCATAGCTTCTAAACGCCACAGACGTTTATCAACACTTTCTAATTTATCATTCATCATTTGATAACGGACAGCGCACTCTTTTTCATGTGCGTCTAATTCCATTTGAACTTTAAGCTCTGGCTCTAAAGATTGTGTTAACTTCATTTGTCAATACCTAATTTGTATGTTCTAATTATACCACATTTGTGTGTAAAAGTCAAGTTTTATATCTTATCAGGCCAGTCATTAATTTTTGCTACAGCCGTAATGTTGCCATCGCTATCTCTGGTGTCTTCAAACAAAGCCATGAACGCTGTTAAGTTCGCCGCGCCATTCAAAGCTGTCTCTATCTCTGCACATTTGGTACGGACTGCATCCCTGTATGTCGTAACTGAACTAGGTATCGCCGTTCCTTTTTCTGCTTTGCGAGTAACATACCAATCATATACTGAAAGTTTTTTGTTTGCAGTTGTTTTTGTCTGTGCTACCCAAACAGATTTCAAACCCAATGTAACCGCTTGGTTGCCTTGCATGTCTAGTATAGGATTGCCATCCCCATCTACCTGATTAGTATCTGTTAGACTGCGCGGTATAAGCGTACCGTCACTTTCACGACCCCGGTAGAACCTATTGTCATAAGGTGTCTCTGATGCTGATGGGTCTTCCCATGTTAAACCAAATGCTTTCTTTTGAGAATCGCTGTACCTCATCCATACTTTAGGATGCTGAGTACCATCAGAACCAGTCCATTCTTTTCCCTCTCTAATTATACTATGTCCAAGTTTCCACGGCATTATTTTCTCCTATCGTGCGTTCGCAAATTTAAATGGGGCTTCGGCAAATGCCAAATAGATGTATGTGTTACCTGACGCATTCATATTGTCAAAATCCGTTCTTAGTTTAAATCCATTACTAACAAAATCTATATGAGGTGGACCGCTAGTGTTTTCTGCCCCAGTGTCTTGTGCCTCAATCCTTACATCTATTTCATTCCCAGCATTAAAGTAGTCGCCATCAAATGATCTCTTATTATCAAACATGTGCCAGCCCCCACTGCCACTACGCTTTATCATAACCCACGCTGGTCTAAATCCCAAGTAGACAAACGTGCCATTTGCATCATTGTTGCCTATATAGCTGCCGAACTTGCTGTAGCCCTCAATCGGAGCAAATACATACGCTATAAAATCATCACTGCTGTTATTAGTAGAGCCAGCACTGCCGACACTAAAAACATTTGCCGTAGGAGCAGTATTGTTGAAATATGTACTACCTGAAAATGTTGAACCTGTACCGTTTAATTCAAGATAATTATTACCTAATACAGTCGGATAAAGATTCCAATTTTTTGTGTCGTCATCTAAATTTTTAACATATATAAATTCAGGAGTTGCCCCTAAACCATGAGGAATTGTTCCTGCTGATCCCGTCCCTGTCCAACGCACAATGGAAAATCCCGATGTAGTGTTTGCTGAAAGTTTTTTAATTGCTATAGAAGGAGAGCCAGAAAATGCACCGCTTTGATTAGAACCATCTATTTTAGCGGAACCTGCTGTGGGTTCTGCATCATTCGCAGCAGAATTATCCGCAGTGGGTGTGCCACCTGCTCCCCACACCCAACCTACATAGCTGTATGTGCTTTGATTAACATTGCTACTGTCGCCTACTGTAAAACCTTGACTATCAAAACTTAACAAATAATTAGCATTGTCTTGCTGTCCATCAGGAGCGTTTGATTGTAATAGCTGTGTCCCTCTCAACGTATCGTGCAAACTGTGTACTGTAGTATTGTTTCGTCCTTTTATCCAAACCCAATCAGGACCAATTACATCACTTTTTCTAGGTAGGTTGTCATCCATCAATGCTAAAAACCCAGTTGGCGGTGTATCATAAAACCTGCCTACGCCGTTACCATCTGCCGCCACTGCACTGCCGCTAGTTTTTAAACCGTTAAAACTATCATCTTGTCCAAAGTTAGCGATATGAAAACAGTTACCAGACCCGATACCACCCTCAGATGCTATTGCAAATCTGAAAGGGCCAGTAACACCACTAAAAGCAGGAACCCCAGAATTTTGCACTGTGCCATTTTTAGTAAAAGAAATTTCCCCGTCATCAGCATTAATCATAACACCGACAATATCACTTGAACCATCTGCGGCAACTGTATAACTATCTCCATATGATGTGTACGAGTTATTGTTTACTTTACGTCCATCAAAGTAATATGCGTAAGTGTAAGCATCTTGTCCTAAATATTTGTTTGCGGCAGGAAGTGTATTTCCAGCAATCACGCCTACACCACTGTTTCCTACATCTAAATAAAACTCAGCATAAAACTTACCTTCTGTTATAACCACATTTGAATAGGCTTGTGCAAAATGAGTGCTTGTCCTTTCTGCTTTTAAGTTACCTTCAGAGTATGTTAGCGTTGTGCCTGAAGAACGAGTGGGATCAAAAGTGGCAAAGTTTTGTGTGGGGCTATCAAAAACTTTATCTGTCGCAGCCAAACCGGATACCGCAAAGTCGTTAGTATTTCCGCTAGTATCATCTCCCAATGCACTGCCGTCTGCAAAAGTTAATCTAAACCCATTATTACCATAAGAGCCGGAATAAGCTATTGGTATCCAGTCATCATTTGCTCCTACTTGACCAAAAGCCGTTGGGTCAACTATGCTACCATCAATTACATTCATTTCAGCAAGGTAGCCATCAAAGTGATAGGAACCATCAGTGTCATCACCGATATAAGTTGTAACACCATTACGCAATAACATAGTGGCTGTATCATCTGCAACAAAAGAGCCACTGGTAGTTCCTGATATCAAATTACCATTAATATAAACTTTGTGGATATTTGCACCTGTTTGTCCATCGCTGTCTGCTTGAGCCAGAATATGATACCACGTTCGCACATCTTTAAACTCTCTATCACTTGTAAAGCTGGTATATCCTGTATTGTATGCGTTCCATACTATTTTGTCATTTGCATCAAAATGTAAAAAAGCACTACTACCACTTTTTGCAAATATAATGGTGTCTCTTCTGCCTAGAGTAGCACGTTTGACCCATACAGATATTGTCATTTTCTTAGTATTAGTCTGTGTGCCGAAATCGTTTTTTGATAATGCTGGCTCATCACCCTTCTCAAATCGTAAACTCTGTGCAATAGAAATTGTGTCAAGTGGCCTTCGCATACCACCCGTGCCGACTGCTAATTCATTGCCATTGCCTGTGTAAAGTATGGTGTCAAAAAAGTCATTTGCTTGATTATCTTGCCCGGGGCCGATTGTTACGTCTGGTAGGTTGGATGTACACCATGCTTTACCATTAGAAGCTTGAGAATATTTAAACAGACCAATACCGCCGTCACCGGATGTAGCTGTATGGGTTGTTTCTGTTCCGGCAAAACTGTCATCTTGTCCGGGGTTTACAGTGCAAGACTTATCACTGTGGCCTGAACAGAAAAATCCTACAGGATCAGTTTGATTTGGTAAATTTTCAGCACTTCCTGCGGCAGACCCATTAACATAAAACTGAACAGTGTGTGCATCCATATCTAGCAACATACCAGTTATGTCACCCAAAGAATTTGTTGTAGACAAACTGGACTGCGCTGAACTGCTAGCATTATTTCTTATGGTTCCATTGGATAAATAGGTGACGCACTCATGGTCAACAAGAACTCCAAAATTAGCGTCATCGTGATATCCTTCAGCTACTGCATGATTTAATCCTGTCGGAGTCCAACAACCGACATAATGTCCATTTGAACTTGCAGTGCTTGTTCTAAACTCAACATACCATTTTCCTGAATCGGGAGGCACTAACATGGTTGATCTATTCGCACCAGATTCCCATTTAAGACTACCCTCTGTTAATGTAGTTGTAATGTCTAATGGATTAAAAGTAGCAAAATTATTAGTCGGGCTGTCTGGCACGACATCGCTTGCGACTAGATTAGAAACTGCAAAATTGTGTCCTTCGCCAGATTGGTCATCGCCAATATTTGTTTGCGCTGTAGTGCCTTGACTTGTGGTGCCTGTGCCTGTGCCTTCAAAGGTTAAATGAAAACCATTATTGCCATAGCTACCATCATAGGCTTTTGGCACCCAGACCCCATCTTTTGTTTCTGCAAAGCTAGTGGGGTCTAAAGCAGTACCGTCAATAAAATTGATATCTGCCATATAGCCATCAAAAAACTGTCCACCATTTACCCAACGGCTAATGTAATGAACATTACTATTTGCATTTAGTCCTGTGTCGTAATCTTGTGAAAAACTAGACCTATTATCTGTTGAAAATGAAGTTATTTGAGTACCGTTGACATATAGTTTTGTTCTAGCATTTACATCTGCTTGGGTAGTGTCGTTTTCAACAACGATATGATACCACGCACCTACATCACGGAAGAGAGCAGTCGTGAGAAAAAGATATGTGCCGTTTGTGTCAAGCAATCTAATGGCATCAGTTGTTTCAAAAGAAAGCTCTACGCTTTCTGATCCACCAGTGCCGCCAGAAAAAATAGTTTGGACAGACCCTAAATTTCCACGCTTTATCCACGAACTCCAAGTCCAAGTTTTTTGATTGCCAGCAACTTGAGTTCTACTTAAAACTGGACTATCACCATCCTCAAAACGCAGAGACTGATTTACATTAAAATCAAAAAATCCGGTGCTTACTTCACCTGCACCTGCTGCCTTAATAACACTCATTAAGTCAAAGCCCCCGATGCAGATACGGCTATTGTATTAGCAGTACCACTGTCGGCACTGCAGAAGTAAGCAAGGTGATAAGTCCCAGCCGTAGACAAAGAAGTTAGCGCTGTAGCGTTGATTGCTATATCAGCATGAGCAGAAACCGTGTGACCGCCCGTGTTAATTAAGAGTATATTTCCTGACTGTCCTTGATCACCATTTGTAAATGTTAATGTAAAGTCACCACTAGGAGTACATTTAAAATCATTACTTACAGATAAATCAAAACTACCATCGTTGTCTGTGGTCATGGTTCCGACTGCTCTACCTGCCACTGTGATGTCATCACCTACAGCCACATCACCTGTAACTGTTGCGCTGTCAATATAAGCATCCTTAAATCTGGCACCTGTTGTGCCTAAGTCTACATCGCTATCTGTCTGTGGTCCAAACACACCGTCTGATACAAATACCTGTTCAGCATTTGCAGCATAAAAATGTATTTCATCAGCAGTCTCAAAGTCAATCTTAGTCTGATCGTCTTCACCTATTTTTAAATCTGTTGCTAGTACAGATGTTATAGCTGTTTGTGCAGCAGCCATTCTAGCAGCGGCTAATGTTCCAGAACCAATGTTACTCGCGTCAGTTGTATCTGTGGTTGCTGAAGCAGCTAATCCAAGATCGGATCTAACTTCTGAAGCAGATCGTCCTTCTACAGAGGTGCCATCAATACGTAAAAAGTCATCGTCTGCAACACCACTTGTAAATACAGCTACGTTGCCGTTGCTAATGCCTGTGTCTGCCGTTGATGATGAACCAAGTCCCATAGAGGTACGTGCAGTGGCACCTGTCTCAAGCACAAAATTTGAACCATCCCCAACAATAAAGCCACCATCTGTAACGGCAAGACCTGCTACATCTTGGAGTTGCGCATCAAGACGTGCGTTAGCAACTGTACCAGAAAGCTGACTAGCATCAATTGTTTTGTTTGTAAGTGTGGCGGTTGAGGATGTTGATACTAATCTAGCATCACCACCAGTGCTAGGAAGGGTTAAAACATTACTAGCACTCTCTGAATGTGGTGCTGCTTTAATTTGCTGCCCGTGAGAATTATTTTCGCAGTTAAGTTGAAGCGTACCTTGATTAGTGTTACCCTTAATAGTAACATGACCTGTGCCATTTGGTGCAAGTTCAATATCAGCATTTGATGTAGTCACGATATCTTGACCATTCATGTCCAAATCGCCACCAAGTTGCGGTGTACTATCATCTGCTACATTTGATATCGCTCCTGAAGCAGCTAATCCAGACACTATAGCACTACGTGTTATTTTCTTTAAACCACCACCAGAAGTATCTACGGCTATAAATACATCATCGTTTGCTACAGTTGATATTTCTGATAAACTTCCTACTGCTACAGAATTAAAGTTAGTACCATCTGCAATAAGCAAATTGCCAGCAGTGTTAGTACCCATAGTTATATCATCACCAGAGACAGTCAAATCCCCTGTAATAACTACGTCCTGAGAAAATGTAACATCTCCGTCAGAGGCAATGGCTATGGCATCTGTATCTGATGTGTGACCTATATTAGTTCCGTTGATAACAATATTGTCAACAGTTAGCGTAGTTAGAGTGCCTACAGATGTTAGGTTAGGCATCGCTGTAATTTCATCATCTAAATAAGCAGCAAGAGTTTGCACTGTGGTTTGTGCCATAGTGCCACCATGATTCATTACAATACCGTGTCCGTCAGATACAGCAGTTGTTCCTATGCTAGTATTACCATCTAAAATATTTAATTCTGTAGTGGTAACAGTTGCGCCATCTAATATCTCTAACTCAGCTTCAGATATACCCGCACTACCAATTGTCAAAGTTCCAGATATGTCTACGTTACCATTTATGTCAATTGTTGTAGCTGCTATCTGTACTTCTGTATCTGCTACAATATCTAGTTGTCCGTCTGTGCTAGAGTTAATATATAATGCTGTGTCTCTAAATTGTAACTTTTCTGTAGTGGACATTAGTATGTCATCAGAAAACTCAAAGTAGTCTTCATCTTCCTTCCACGTCAACACACCATCACTAGTATTTGCATCAAATGTTATAGCAATGTCTGTGTCTGCACCTGTACCAAACGTAATTGAGTTTGTCGCAAGCGCAGTGATAGGTCCACCCTCACCAGTAGTTCCATCGTGAGTATGTCCTGTGCTGGCTGCGAAAGCAGCAACTAGCTGGTCAAATTCATCATTGGTGTGTGCGGCGGTAATAGTATCGCCATCTGAATACGTGGATTGTCTTGTATAAGTTGCACCCATTATCTTCTAGCCCCTAATTGATATTCCATTTGAAATCCTTTTAATGAATATGGTGCTGTGCTTGTAGCCCCATCTTCTACTCGTAAAGCTACAGCAAAACCAGAACCTTCTACTGCTTTACGCACAATTGGTTGTGAAGGTCCACCGTATGATGTAGTTCCATACGTTGATGATCCGTATATACCACCAACATTTAAACTGTCTAATGGATACGCTGCTGGTCTAGATGATTGAGCAGATTCATAATCGTAACGAACAAACATGTCTGCATCTATCGTGGACTCAGGAGCGTAGTTAATATTAACTCGTTGCATATATTTTCTGACACCCGGATCTCCAAAAGTTATGTCAGGACTTCTATACTTAGCTAATATTAAAGCACCATCAAATGTGTTACCTTTGTCTTGCCTATAAACAAATCCGTCAAATCCACCATGCACAGGTATTACTTCTCCATTTTCAACAACGCTATCTGTAGCTGAAGGTTTAATACCTTTTAACTCAGCAAACTCAAAGCCTGTACTTTTCATAACACATATTACACCTTTAGTCGCTGCTTCCGTGCTATCCTTGCTAAAGAATATTCTATATTGTGTTTTGTCAGGTATAACTAATGAGTCAAAATTATCTGCATCTTCTAAGTTTTCTCTGAAGATAGACTGCACGGCACCACTAATAGTGCCAAGTTCAACGTCACCAATTCTTGCAGTACCAGCAATTGTTCTCAAACCATCTGGCCCTAAGAATATTAAGTCACCCGCAAATTCTTGTATAGTAAATCCGTTGATGCAGCCAATGTCACGAGTAACCGCTGTAACCGCAAAGTCTGAACTAGAAGTTCCAGACAATTTAAATATTCTATTTTCACAAAATACAAACAAGTCATCGCGAAAAACTTTAAGACCAGTAATAGTGTCGTCAACTTTTAGACTACCTGCACCGCTACCAGAATTAAAACCGTCTTCATTAAACGGCTCACTAAAAACTATTTCTTGTGGGGTGCTTGATTTACCAGCATAGAACATGTGGTTTTTAAAAGAAGCCACAAATTTAGAACCAGCCACACTGCTATCACTTACATCTGTTGCAGATAAAGAAGCGTTAAATACTGTAGGTGCATTAACCTGATCAACAACTACAATTTTATCAGTTCCGTCAAAGTTAAATCTTTCAAACTGATATTTTAAAGCTCCTGTTCTACCATTGTCCCTAGTAGTCCAAGACTCCGATACCACATCTGTAGTGGCATGATTTGCTGCTGTGGTGCTACTTGCTGCTCTAGTCACGCCCGTGAAAGATGTAGCAGACTTACCAGTGTAAGTAAAGATTTCAGAATTAATTTGTAGTGTACCGCTTGAACTAAAAGAAGTAGTATCTCCTACACTAATTGTGCCTGAACCAGTCATACCCGTACCTGATTCTATTTTTAAAGATAGAGTAGTAGATGCAGAGCTATATATCAATCTACCTCTAGCTGCTAGTACAAAGTTATTAAATAGTGCAACCATAGTGACGCTTTCAGTTGGATCTGCATCCTCTGGTACTTGTTGGTTTATGTGTTTTGTAAAACCATTTATTCTTCTGTAACCACCTTCAACGTCAGGCTCAAAGTTTGTAAGCTCTAGTGCTTGACCGGGTTCCATAATAAATGTAGAACGGTTTAATACTAGACCACCTTCACAGTTGAAAGCGAAAGGTACTATGTCTGCCATTATTCAGCCCTTACGTTTGTGGCACCTCGTGTATTACCAGTGTGTGGTATATAAGTTGAGCGTACATATTCAAATTTATTTACTAAGAGGGTTTGCATATTTTTGATGCCCTGTTCAAATCTAGCAAAGTTTATTCCGTACTGTTGTGCTTCTCCTCTGTACTGGTATACAAAAGCACAAGCACCGTCTACGATTACAGGTGCAAATCTATCAGGTATAGTTGTAGTGTCTCCGTGTGCTGACATATCACTGGGAAAGGTAAAAAAGTCATACTTTAATGTGTACGCTTTGTCGGGATATGGGTGCAGTAAATAATTATTGTCTAGCGTCCTAACAATAAAATCTGGTCTACTGCCTTCTTCAAATTGAGTTACGGTAGTTCCATCAGCATGTGCTGCAGCAGTGGTACTTTCAGCACCTCTGGTGCAACCAGTTATGTCATTGCCTAATATTCCTGTGTATGTTATTATTTCACTTCCTATGTGAACTTTACCTGTAGCATCTAATCCCGTTGTAGATGTGAGAGTTAAAGTTGTCACACCTGCAGAGTGTGAGCCATTTAATGTTGTAGAGACAATATCATCTTCTTGCTCACTATATAAATTAAGATATTCATTGTAGTCTAGTTTGCGTAAGCGACCGCCAACGATACCATTAGCTTGATCTTTTACAATTCTAAAAGTATTATAGTCTACTGTTTTTGCTGTAGTAGGTATGCTGTAACGAACTACCCCAGCAGTCAGCGTATCAGATTGACTAGAGTGATTAAATGGATAGTTAAATTCTCTTTGATTAATATATCTTATGGCTTCGTTAACTGCGTTTTTTGCTTGCGTCTGTATGCCGCGAGATGTAGCAAACGTAGAAGACGTTAACTCTACTTCATTTAAACGTGCCAGAACTTTATTTGTTATTGTTAAAAATGATTCAGCCATGTGTTTGTTTCTCTTTAATCAGATGTAGTGAGGGGGCAAGTTGCCCTGCCCCTTCACATAAGATTACGCGAGTTGATCGCGGTCTACCTCTTGAGCAGTCATGTCGCCCGGATCGTCCACGTCCAAGCAGACAGCAAACATGCGGATCTTACCGCCTGTTGTTGTACCTGTCATTGCTTGAATTTCAACGTCAATGGTATCAGAAGTGCCACCGATAAGAACAGGAGTTTGACCTGCCTTAAAAGCGTAATCACCTACTGATGCACCATCAAAATCAAAACCGTCAACGAAGTTATCCAAGTCACCACCTGTGATACCGAAGTCAAAATCTGTATCGGTTGAAGTGCCTGTATGAGCAGACGTTACTTCAAAACCAGCACACATGATGAGGGTATTCGCAGGAATAGTCAAACCCGGAATAACATCGTTAGCAGCGAGGGCTGTACCCTTATCGCTTGCAGCAGTTGCAAAGTTTAACTCTGCTGAAAGCAAGTAAGGCTTACGACCACGTGCGTCATTGCCACGTGCTACGGAAGTAGTATTATCACCTAGAGCCATAACTCAATCCTCCCTTACACTAAGCAGAACCGGGCATTAACAAGAGCCTCTGGTCGGAGAATCTTGCGCCCATACAAATGCATACCACGAACAATATCAGCGAAGCTGTCAGGGTCACGATATGTCTCAGTCTTGTTGATTTGCTCTGCGGTAGCAACAGCAGATGAATGTCCACCAACAATCACACCGAAGTTAGAAGAGTTCGTGCCACCTGTGGTAGCAGAGCCTGTTCCAATTTCTGGCAGGTTGTTTGAAACATACACTTGGAAGCCGTGCAGATTATTAACAACAAGTCCGTTACGAAGTCCACCAGACTCACCGTAGTCTTGGTTCAGAAGTTTTGAATCTTCGTCCTTCAAGATCTCCAAGAAGACTGGGTTAACAACGAGCCAGCGGCCTTGCGTATCAACATTTTGCTGGTCTAGCTTACGAGCCATACGAGCAATAATCATGGTTGGGTTAGCGTTACCTGAACCCGGTACTGCAGAAGCACCCGGTAGGCGTGGCTGAATACCAATACCATTATCTGCTGATCCACCAAAGTCATTGGCGTCAACTTGCATTTCAGCCAGCAGTTCGTTAGTCCCTGCTGTAGAAATTGCCTTTGATCCATTCACAGTAGTATTTGCTGTGTCAGCAACACTGTGAAGAGATGATTGCTTAAAGCCGCACATATAGCCAAGAACATCTTGGTCAAACTGGTCGGCTAGGCGATACGCAGCACGGTCACTTGCCAGAGCTTGGAAGTTCACGTGTGAGTGCGCCTCTTCAATGTCATCAACCTTAAATGCAAAGTAGTTAGCTTTGTCAATTGTTAGGTTGAAATCTTCATCGTCAAGATCTTGCGGGGTAATAGTTGTACCACGCGCATACGCCTTAACGGTGATTTCGGGTTCCTTGATAATCTTAACGGAATCTCCCATCTGTGCAATCTCACCAAAGTAGTCGTTATTGGTGATCGCTTCAGCAACAGCACTCTTGCGGAAAGCAAGTTGCACCTGTTTGCTGTAGATAATAGGGGAGAAATTACCGTTGGGAAGATTACCATATCCCGACGCGGTAGTAAATGCCATTTCAAATTCTCCTAATTAGCATTTTGACAGATGCAAACTCACGAGACTTTTAGAGGCTGATTTACTTGGGTGCGTTCTATAATAAGGTGGCCGCCCTACTATACAACGGGCCTTGTCAATCAGGTAATCCGTAAGACTTTGCGGTTTGCTAATAAAGTGTAACTAGGTGCGCAATAAAGTTACACTATCTTTGTGACTATAGTTATACTGATAAATAACTATTTGTCAACACTTTTCTCTTTCGGCACTTCAATAAAATTCATATTCATGCTGAAAGACCTACGCTCACCCTTTGTGTAAAAAGGATAAACGCAGTGAAATAGTTGTGATGGAAATACGTAGAAGTCACCTACTTGTGGTTTTATTATAAAGTTTGTACAGGTATAGCCTGAAGCTGTTCCGTATGCAAACTGTATATGTCCGTTAGCAGGATGATGATCTTTGTAATCTTCTTCCCATTCTTCCTCTATTCCATCAGGAAGTTTTAAATAACCCACACAAGATAATCTAGCACCCGTGTGAATATGTAATGGATTATATTCATTTTCAAACTGACGTACAAACCAACCTGAAGCTATTTGTAATCCATAGTTGTTATTTTCTGTATCTAAAGTTTTTGCACCCATAGAGTTTCTATATTCTGTATAGTTTTGATATTTGCCTACAAACTGCCCTAAACCTTCTTGAGCAATACGTACAATCTCATCATCAAAAGCTAACTCTTCAGAAACTTTACCTACAAGTTGATCAGAGTAGTCTTCTAGTCTGGCAGACATTCTATCATTTAGTTTATCTACCAACTCATCTGGCATACGATAATATCCCATCGTAGGCCCAAAGGGTGCAAATAACTGCGTGTCTTTTTCAGGAGTAAAGATGATACTCATCGTGCTGACCCTGAAATGTCGTAAATAAATTTACCACTGCGTATCGCTTCCATAATGTTATCCGCTTCTTTTTCATATTGTTGCGGTGACATTTTTTGAACGTCTGACTCTTTTAAGTAATTAGTCGTTTCGTCCTGTTGTGGCTTACTACGTGTGTTTTTAGTGGCTACAGATTTAGCTGCTGCTTTATCTGACTTAGGCTTTTCTTTAATACCCATGTCAGCCTTGTACAAGTCAATAGCTCTAGCAGCAGAACGTGCATCGTTGTCATTGTCATACAGTGCATCTTGTACCCACTTAGGCTGTTCTTCTGCCCAGTTGTGAAACTCGTCACTGTCACGTATCTCACCAAAGTCAGGGTGCATACGCATTAGTTCTGCTTCTGCTTTTTCTTTTGTCGCAGTAGTCTGTAGCTCATCAATTGCCTTCATGCGTTCTTCAAGAGCAGTAGATTGCTCTTTAGCTTTCTTCATGGCAATTGTCTCAACTATAGCTGCTACATCTGGGTAGTCTGCTGCCCACTGTTCAATGTCCTCATCAGACTTAGGCAGTTTCATTTCTTTCTGTGCAGCTTGACTTAGTTGACTTTTAAGACTTTCAATCTCTTTCTTAAAATCTTCAGCTTGCTGTTGTTGATGTCTACGCAGATCAGAGTAACGCTTTTTAAATGTTTTCTCTTCTGCATTAGTAGGTTCAGCTTCTTCGGGTTCAGCAGCTTCTTGTTCTACTTCTCCCTTCTGTTCCTTTATCAACTGTTCTAGTTCTTCTTCTTCCATCTTGCGTTTTTCTTCGTTAGTGTACTTACGATTTGCAAACGCAACTTTTCTTTGCGGCTTCATTTCTTCAGCCATGATTGTAGCTTCTTCAGCCATTGTACTTCCTTTCGTTGGGGCCAACCGTAGCCACGGGGTGGGGGATTAGGTAGCCAACATATTGTAAGATTTAAGCCTCTTACGCAGCTTCTTGACGTACTTCTCTGTATCTACCGTGAACAATATATGTATTATCTTCAGTATATACGTTGAAGCTATTACCATCAATTACGATGGATACCGTTGGTGTCATGCGGTCAATATAATTTAGGGATGTAACTTTAATACCATTAATAGTGTCTCCTACTACTAACTGTTCTGGAACTATCCAGTCAGCTTTACCAAGACCGCCAGACTTAGCCCATACAGGATGGTCATTCGTAATTTCAAGTTCGTTGTTAATTACAAAGTAACCGCTACGCATATGCTTGTGCAGAACTTCTTTCACAACATAACCATCAATCATGTCATCAACTTTGATGTTTGTTACAAAGTCAATTACACCGTTAAGTTTGACTTTCATGTTTTCTGTCAAGCAGTCTGTGCCTGAACCAAGACCAACATCACCCTGATCCGTCATACCTTGACCTGCTCTGCCACCTCTATCACCTTGATCGCCTCTATCTTCACCTTCTCTACTGTAGTCACCAAACGCAGTAAAGTCTCTAGCCGTTCCAGCCGCCTGTTTTGCTTGTTCTTTCATTGCTTCTATTCTTGCTTTTTCAGCTTTCTTAGCTGCTGATCGTCTTTCTGCTAATTCCCGTAAACCTTCTCTTGCTCTTTCTGCCTTCTCTTTTATTTCTTCATCTTTTTTTGCCTTTTCCTCTGTAGACATACTAACTCTATCAAAGAAAGAGGTAAAACTATCAAATACAGGTTGACCGAATTGATCTTTTGCTATACTACCATCTGAATTACGAGCCATACCATCTGGACCCATAACAGCACCCGGCATACCCGGTACTGCATCACCCATTTCATATCCTACATATCCTGTTGGTGTAATACCCATGCCATTTATAACATCTAGACGTGCTTGAATTTGAGAGGATGTTAATGCGACACGCCCATATTGTTTTCTATCCGTAGGAGACATGCTCCCGAAAGGGGTCTTTTGACCAGAGGAATCTAAATTAGCAGTGAGTGTATCATAATCAAGAAATCCCGTGCCAGCCATAGGTTCTTCTCCAAATGCATACCCCATACTTCCGGGTCTATCTTTTTGAAAACCTAGTTTATCTGCACCTACTTTACCTGCAACATTTAAAGCAAGGCCCGGTAAACCACCTGAAACTGCCGAAGCAAATGTTCCTAACATGCCTATATCTGCACCTCTAACTCCTGTAGCTCCATATATATCTGCACCCGCTTTAGTTGCTTCGTTTGAGTCTTTGTATGAAACGCCGCTATACTCAAAAGTAGTGTCTTCTCTGCCGCCCCCATCTTGTTGTGCAACTGTCGTAGGTTGTTGTTGTGTAACTTGAGTTGTTTGCACAGCAGCGGCTGGATCTCCCTCTGTATATCCGGGTGGTATAGGATAAATAGGATTACCGCCTATAAATGGTATCCGTAAAGTTTGACCTGCTTCATTTGAATACGTTCTTAATTCATCGTATCTACCCGGAGTAGATGTTCCTAGTTGATCAACAAAACTTGTAGTCGTTGTTGGAGTACCCACTGTCGGCACTGTTACCGTAGGCACGTTTGGTACATTAGGGGTAACTGGCTGAGTGCCGGGTAAAGGTGGCGGTGTGTACGTAGGAACTTGGGATTGTATTTGAAAAGTACCGGGCTGTTGCATGTTAAATGTTCCAGTCTGTGGATTTACAACCCCACCAGTTTGAAAAGCTAAAACTGTTTGATCTTTTAATGTTTTACTCATGCTGGCCTCACTTGTATTTTATCTCGCATAGAATCCGGTATTGTTGATAAATCTGCTATATAACCTGTCTGATTATTAAAAGTTACAAAACCGCCTTTGTCATCTCGCGGATCTTTCATGGTAGGCATACCGCCCTGAGACATATTATTATCATCTTCAATGTCTAAATCATACATATCAAATGGCAAGTCATCTGGCATAGTAGCTTCTTCACTGTTGCCCATCTGACCCATAGCTTCCATCTGTGCCAAACCTTGCTTTGCTTCTTGACGCATACGCATTAAGTTTTCAAGACCGATGTAACGCACTACATCTGCAGGGAATACAAACTCACCCTCGCTAAGTTGGGCAGGGATGTCATCACGTACTTCTTCTCTTAATGAACCGGATGGTACATCATTGCCAGACTCTTCGTCAATCATACCGCCCTCATCAAGTAGGCCACCCTCGTTTAAATTGTACTCATTTTTAAGTTTCTTGTATTCCTCTACAAATGCACGTTTTTCTTCATCAGACATGTCGGCAGTTTTACCAGTGGTAAGCATACGCTGCATTTCTTTAAAACGAGTTCTAGCACCTAACTCTTCTTCCAAACCCTGCATACCATACGCAGCAGCATCTTCTGCTGCTTGTTGTGGAGTTTTACCCTCGCTAGTAGGAGCAGCTTTTCTTTCTCTTTCTAGACGCTTTGCCATTTCTTCAGGCATGTTACCATCTCTAGTAATTGTACCCTCTTCTGTTTTTTCAACAGAAAAGCCGCGATTACCAAAAAGTTCCATTTGCTCCGCTACTTGTTTAGCCATTTATTTCGTCCCTTATCATTTTAAGTCTACGTAAAGCTGCCACAGCACCCTGTGATCTATGCATTATAATAGCGTTATCTGATTGCTCTAACGCACGTTGTTGTTGTTCTATAAGAAGGTCAATATAACTATTGAACGCTTCCCATTGCTGCTTGTTGTTCACCAGCGGCTTGAGGCTGCTGAGTACCTGCTTGTGGTTGAGGTTGTTGTGCATTTCCACTAAATCCTTGTTCACCCGGTACAGGAGCTTGTCCCATACCTATGTTACCGCCGCCAGCACCAGTTGGGTCCATAGCATCTGCACCAGCAGGTGCGCCCGGTTGTGGCTGATCACCTTGGAACTGTTTCATTAGTTCTGCTTGCAGGGCGGCTTCACTCATATTGTTGGTAACTTTGTCGGGATCTAAATCCATTGACTTAGCAATCTCACGAATGATATATTGGAATTTAGCAAAGGGTGCTAGTGCAGGGCTACTTGCTATTTGTAAGAACTGCATCAAGCGTTGACTACGCACTTCATTCTTCATAAGGCTTTCTGTGCCACGTGCCTTAACTTCTAAGTCACCTTTTATTTCTTTGTCAAAATCAAACTGCATGTTGAAACGAAAGAAACCCTCTCCAAGTGGACGGAGAAGGTAATCGTCAACATTCTTAATAACTGTTTTAATATGCCCACTAGCTGCACCCATCAGCATAGATATGCCAGAGGCTGTGCGTCCTACACCCGTCACACCTGTCTGACCATGAGAAAAGCTAGGTAGTCCGGTGCTTTCATCAGCAAGCTGTCTAGCTTTGTCAAATAGCTGCATATTTTCTGAAGACACATTTGGAAACTTAGTACCAAAGATAGCCTGTCCCGGTGCGCCAGATTGTCTACGGAATACTTTACCCGGATAGATAGACATGTCCTGACCCGGCACTAGATTAGTCTCATCTACTTCTATAAGCAGATTGCCTGATAATACAGCATTGTCTACAGCCATACGCATAAAACCATTCATCAGCGTTTGAGTATCGTCCATGTTTTCTGCGATACCAATGCCAAAGAATGAGTATGGGTTTAGTTCATACGGCGCAGCACAGTATGGTATCTTAGCTGGCTTAAATGGATTAAGCACCATGCGCAATAGTTTGTTATTACACACCCATACGTTTGCTTGCAGTTCATCAAAATCTTTTAGTTCATCTGGTATATCAACACCCTGCTCTTCCAGCATGTCTGTATCTACCATACCCCAATACTCAAGAACTTCAAAACGCTCTATACCATGCTCTGGTGCATAGTCCGTTAAATCATCTTCCCAATATTTTTTGTTATAGTTTTCTCCCATTGCGATACACTCATCAATTACAGTGTCGCGGAAGTATGGACGCTTTTTTAGACCACGTAGTTGTGATCTTGACATCTTATGTCTTTCAATTACAAACTGTGCCTCATCCATGTTGTTGGCATCTGGATCTGGATAAAAGTTCCAGCATGACACATGGGATACCTGTGGCACTGTTTTGAACAACGGGTCATATTCACCATCATCCCCCCAGTTAGGATATTCTTTGTCTGTAGCAAACGGGCCTTTCATAATACCTGTACCAAACAACGCCATCTCAAAAGCACTGCTACGTAAGTTTTTATTAGCACCCGACTCTTCTAGCTGATCGTGTATTTTCTTTTGCATCTTCTTAGCCGCAACCATAGCTGGGCTAAACTCAATAGCTGTTGGTGTTTTACCGGGGCCAGCTTTAAGTTGATCAGATACACCTTCTAGTTTATTCTGGAATACACCTAGCTTTTCTTGGAGCGATCTTTCCGTAGCCCCTTTAGGAAACTCTTTACCATCGTCTGCAAATCCATAAGGCGATTCCAAATCGGCATCACCACGCAGTTCTTCAGGTTCTTTAGGATCAAAGTGAACGTCTTCCACAACTCCTTCAGGAAGCTCAGTGGGTTCAATAGACAAAGGGAACTTGTTGTTAGCAAAAAGGACATCCACGATTTGACTGTATGCAGCCAATGTTTTGGTTTTAGTAACTTTGATAAATACACGCGACTTCTCCGCTTCTGTAAATTGCACATCTGGACTATACAATCCGCGATAATTACGATAGGCTCTTAGCCATCTTGATTCATCCTGATACCTATAATCTTCTGCGCGATTGTACCGTTCTACAATGAATGGAATAATGCTAGATACATCACTATCTTCAACTTCTGACTCATCTGTATCGTCTAATGCAATAGCATCGTCTTCAATCATAATTTCATCTTCAGCCATTATACTTCCTTTACTTCTTAATATCCGAATGTAGAATCGGCTACCTGCATACCCACGCTGGGTCTGCCCATAGGATCATAATCAAATATACTAAATCTTGGTCTAGACATTATACCATATCTTAACGCATCATACAAGTGGTCTTCACTCTTTGTATCCACGTCTTCCGGGTTTTTCTTATCCAACGGTATGGCGGGTAATTGGGATATGACATGTGAGCAAGTATTAAAGAAAACAAGTCTAGGTTCCTCTGTAAATTCGTCTATCTGTAAACGCCTATGTATTTCGTTTTTGCCAGCTACCCGGCTACCTCTACTTCTATCTGATGGACGCCAACGGCAACCCTTACTAATCATTTGTTCTGCCAGAGAAGGACCAGTATCGCCACGTTTATGCCACAGAGAGCTATCCAAAACACCGTACTTAATATTACCATCTTCCGCTTCCACATCCAGAATCATATCTGCCAAGTCTGTGGCAAGGACTTTAGAAACGTAGAGTTCTCTATATACCACAAGTTGTTCGCTAGGCGCAACGGCAAACCAAATAACACCACTATAGCTACCGTAGCCATAATCGCAAGCGCGAAACTTAACCCAGTTACTAGGTATACGATAAGGTTCAACAACATGAACCCGCCTATCAAACTCAGTAAACGCTGCTCCTTCTTTAATATCCCAATCGCCTTCAAGAAGTTGCCTTCTTTGTTGCTCTGGTAGTGAGAGAAGCATGGCTTCGTAATCACCTGCTTGCGCAAGGTATGGGTTATCAGAAAGTCTCGCTGGAATAAATCTTCTTTTAAATAAAGGTTTTCCTGCCTTGCTATGTCCTGCTGGATACCGTAGGACTTCGGTTGTTTCAATATCGGTTGCATCAAAGGCTCTATTATACGCTGCAGGGTCAATGAACATCTTCTTAACCCACTGATGACCTCTGCCGCCGGGGTTGGTCGTAGCCCTCATAAAAATTGGCAAGTCGCTTGCAGTGGACCGTAGACGTGACCGCATGTAATTCCATGCATACGGTGTGGCCCATTGTGTCAACTCGTCAAAGCCTATCCAGCTAAAAGCCAGACCCTGATAGCGCAAGACATCTTCATCCCTGTCTAGGTAAGACATCCACAACCTTGCACCAGATGGCGCAGTCCACTGCATCTTTCTTTCTGACCACTTTATACCGGGCCAGATTTTTGGGTACAACTCCTGCGACTTAAATATAAGTTCGCGCAACTCCTCTGTGGTGTGTCGCAGCAGAAGCCCACTAAACTGTGGATGCCCCATGTATCGCAAAGGGTCTGCAAGCATGGCATAACTTTTGCCACCACCTGCAGAACCACCGTACAAAACTTCTCGTTCACTTGCAGCCAAGAACTCCGTCTGTGGTCCGGGGTTTGGCTTGAACAACACATTAGCATGTTCTTCTATGCTCTGTGTTTCATATGAAACTTCTTTTACTTTAGCTGCTGGCTCTGGAGCCTGTTCTTTGGCTACTGATTTCTTCCGCTTTGGCGATTGCCTTTTCCGCATACTCTGCCCACTTGCGGAGGCTTGCAGCTTGATTCTTACGTCTTCGCTCATTAGTTAACCGTTTCCTCAAACCTACATGCGAGATGTATCTGCCAGTCTGCGTACTCAACCAGTTTGCTACTTCACGATAGCTGTATTGATTTACGTGTGACCTAGCTTTCTCTAGCAAATCCAATTCTATTGGTATAGGTTGAAGAATGTCGGGGTCTTCATCATCCTGTTTATATCCGAATGGCACTGTACGTGCAATACGTGGAATAGCTATCCACTCGTTTTCTTCTTTGATGTCTGTTGGCTGTGGTAGCTTCCACTTGCCTATGCTTCTACTCATCGTCCTCAACAGGTGCTTTAGGTGGCATAAGCATAACGCCGCCACTTGCTTCTACCTGCATCTTCTCTGTTTTTACTAGACCTACACGGTCAAGCAGTTCTTTTGCTGCAGACATCTTATCACGAATACCCAACTCAGTCGGGTCATACAATGCACCTGTCATCGCCATCGCAGCTTTCGGTGCGTTACGTGCCATGTACATTTGTGTTGCCTCAAGGATCTCTTCCTTAATACCTTTAACAATTTCCGAAGTGCTAGAAGTGTCAGCATATCCCGCCATCTTTTTTGCTACTACCATATCGCCACCTGCCTCTTCAAACAGGACGTTTAGAAATGCTTGTTGCTTTTCTGTGAGTTCTCTAGCCATTAATTATTACCTTCTACGTGTAGGTCTACGGGTTCTACGTGTGGGTAGTTTCATGCCACCACCAGTTCTTGGCCTACGCACTTTAGGTCGTGTTGGATCTACTTGAAGTCTTGGCCTACGCACTTTGGGTGGCCTCAGACCCCCACCAGTATCAGATACTCTGGGCTTTGGTATTGACGGACGACCAGCAATTGCTCTTGCTCTTCGTCTTGTGTTTGCCATTGCTCTTTGTCTAGAAACATTTGATCGTCTTCCTAACATAATTTATTTCCCCTTTTTAATAAATTTTTTGAACAACCCGTCCAAATATCTACTATCACCAAATCTTTTTTTATCTGATGGTTTCCCCATATATTGTTGACCAGATGCTGTTTTACTAACTTTAAAAATACCACCCTCGCCTTGATACTTTGATTGGTAAGTTTTTGCACTAGCCATCAAAACTCTCCATTGTGCATAGCATTAGCTAACTTAGTAGCCCTGCCTTTTACTTGCTTTGCCCATCTGCTGTCAAGCATCTCCTTTGCTGCAGTAGGAAAGTCTTCAGCTTCTACAGCAGCCCACATCTTCTTAAACTTACACAGTCTAGGCACTCCCATATTAAATGCCATATCTATTAATATAAGCTGACGTACAGAGTCTAATCTGTCCACGCAAGGGTGCGCACGTACCAGTTCTTCCTCAACAATCTGTACGTCATTCGTTGCTAGATAGACCGCATCAGCTTCGGTGATTCCCCATTCATATACGTGATCAATAGATGGTATATCCATCCAGTCAAGCTCTTCCTTGCTTATACCACGGTCTTCTAGGTTTCGTCCGATACCAATAGTATCAATTCCTAATGTGTCTTTATATACCTGTAATCGCAGACCCTCTGCAACTATAAGTTTTTCAATTAAATCTTGTCTATCATATTTCATGTACCAATAGCCCCTACTATTCCACAGCTATATTCAACAGTTTTCCAATCACCATCTCTTGGTATTGATTCGTGTATGGCTTTATACTCTAAACACTCGGGTTCATTTTCAAACCACTGGATAGTTTGATTAAAACATTGACCATCTGCAAAACAAACATTTAACACCAACGCCCAGATTATGTGTGTCATTTAGAACGACTTTCTCTGTCCAGTCGTTTTGCTTGGGTTTGATGTGCATTACCCTCGTGGCTCATCCATACCGCAAATGCACCTGTCATGGCCCCCGTGACTACACTCACCAGTGCCGCTTGTTGACTTGTTGGATCTTCCAGTGTCATAAACCATTCTACTACTCTCCATGCTGACACTGACATCATTAGCATCATTAGTCGTGGTAGTAACTTCCACGCCAACACTCTTTCCATTACGCCTGTCACGGTTTCTCCTTGCCTGTTCTTCTGTGGTTCGGTTGGACATACTCCACATCTGCACTAGGACTACCTCTTACCAAAGAATTTTGTAGCACTGCGTACACCAAAGCTGGCAGCAACAATAACACCAAGGCTGTATTGATACCACTCAGGCATTTTGTTGAGTTGTTCAAATCCATTCTGCACTATACCTTCCATACCGGGGATGAACGCCAGTATTAACGGTATACTAAATAAAACGACTAGCCACTCATCCTTCCAACTTGATGCCGAAGAACGAGCCATTTCAATGTCCCAATCAATTTCGCCAGTGGCTTTCTTTTCCATGATAGCCGCTTCAGCTTTAGCTCTTGCGACATTAGCATTTGCTTTCGCCTTTGTTTGCTCAACTTTGCCATCCATCCAACTCCCTGCAATATTTGCAATCGGACCTATAAGTGCTGTCCACATTAGCTTCCTACTCCCCGTCTGAACTGCGCCGTTTTCTTTTGTATTTTTTTAGGCTGCTTGACGAATTGCTTACCAGCACGAGTTCCTGCTCTTTTAGCACGGGTGGTAGCGGCGTATTCAGATGGCGATAACGCCTTGATAGCAGCGGTTGGTAAGTAACGCTCACCTGTCTCTGAAGACTTTTTACCACTCTTGGTTCTCCACTTTTGTTTAGTCCAAGACTTTAAACTCTTTTGTGATTTTGCTAGTGTCATGTTTAAGTTATACCATCATATTACATAATTGTCAAGAGAAAAATTAAAAAACCCACACCAAGGGCTACTATTAAGCCAACGCCAGCAGCAAGTTTCATACTATCTATCATTTCTTGCTGACGTAGTCTTGCCTCTCGTCTAGCTTTAGCTGCCGCTTCTTTTGCCTCTTTAATACGCTTTGCTCTTAAATCTACTATACTTTGCCACGTACCCGGACCAAATCTCATATCAATCAACGTGCGCATCTCTTGTATTTTTTCTTGCGCTATACGTGCATCTATAACTTCTTGGGCTACTGACTCTATTCCAAACTGGTCCCCAATACTGGCTCCAGATTTCTTAGCCCTTTGTTGTTGTACTTGCTTTTCACCCTCAAGTAGATTATCTACATACTTTGCTATATCGCCTATATCGTTGGCGGTATTAATGGTAGACTTAATACCATCTACGGCACTCTTCACCAGTGCGATACCCGCAAGGGTTTCTGCAATCATCTCTGTTCCTCTTTGATTGGTTAATTGTCATATCTTTACGCTGCCAGTGCGGGATTACTAGCATCTACCTGCATCCATTTAGACCACTCATTGTAGTAGTGACGCATACCTACTTCATCGTGGATTGTACTATTCTCATGCCTACCATGCAAGATGTTACGGGGTTCTGTACCTTCTCGCATTGTAGTACCTTGACCTGCGACACCAAGCAGGTCTTCATGTAAGTTTCTACCAAACGGTCCCCATATGGAGTTATGGTGTTTGATACGTGTCTGTCTTTCTTCTTCTGTGTCCCTACGCAAGCCATAGCCACGGAACTCAATCAATACTTTGTTTGGTCCTAGTGGTGTTACGCTGTCACTGCGATAGGCACTGCCGCGTAGGTTAAAGTTGTAACCGGGGAATAGGTCAACCATGTACCACTGGTTGGGCGGCAGATTGGGAAAAGATAACTCCCCCCTATCTTCAAATCCGTCATACTCTTCATAGTTAACAGTAAAGCTGCTGACGTTAACATGACCATTATCAAAAGGAATATTCTTTCTAGCGAAATACTCATCGTTGAAACCTGACACACGATTAAAATAATGCATAAAGTCGTGATAGAACTCTGAATTAGTATCGTGCCACAATTTGTAGTTTGTGTCTATGACAGCTTTGTGATAGTGAAATACTTCTAGTTCTTCTGCGTCAATGGCATCTGCAATACAGTCAAATGCGCCGCATGTCCACTCTTCTACACTTTGCGTTGGATTAGGGTCTAGTGTAACCCAGATCATACCACCGTGTTTTACTTCGCTATGCAGAGGTGTTTCTACGGTAGCAAAATCATAGGTAATATTTCCAGCAGGTTTACGATGGTCAATATCGTTAGTATTATAATAAGCCTGAACATTCTCACCATCTATGTTTATTGCAATAACTCTTTTGCCAGCAATTCTTGTAGTCCTGTAGTCACCCTTGTTTCGCATCTCACTGATGTGGCACATAGGCACCCATACTTTAGAAAAGATATTTTCTTGTTCCTGTTCATATAAACTGTAGTCAGAATATATTAAAGAGTTTATGTACTCTACTTTAGGTTTCTTTGTCCAGTCTTTATGGTTACGTGGGGGCATAGGCTACTCTATAATCTCCAATATCTGACCATCTTTTACTTTAACTTTTAATTCTTTGCATGACCATTTCTGGTCAAAGTTATTAGTTGGGCCTACATTGCGTTTTATTTTACGCCGTACAGACAGACATTCAGATAAAGATTGATAAGGAGTATACTCTACTTTTTCTCCACCCATAACTAGTAACAATACAAAAGTAAGTTCAACCATCGCCGTTTCTCAACTTCTCTATGTTCTCTTCTAGGTTTGTAATGCGCTTTTCATAAAACTCTAGCGTTAGCTTTTGCTGCTGATCGTATGGAGCTTTACCACCCTCAATATCTGTCTGCAACTTTTCTAGTTCACTAGCCAAATGCTCAATGAGCATAAACTGCTCACTGTCTGCTGGTAAGCTACCCATCTCGCCGCGAGGCCACTTTATACGAAACTCTGTGTTTTGTCCTAAATCAGCTTGCATCATAGTGATGTTAGTTTCCATCTGATTTAGTCTTTCTATAATACCAAAGTATGCCCAAGTTGCCACAGACGCTGCAACTACCATGCTTAGTATGTTACGTAATGGTAGCGCAACTTCTGTGTTTTCGTTTAGTTTTGTAGGCATTAGCTTCTATAACCGCCACCTTTGGCTTTATATTGTTTTGCAAGCATCTGAGCTTTTCTAGCACTCCACTGACCTGCACCACCACCTTTAGTGCCAGCCTTGATGCGGTTAAATAAATTCTTCCGCATCGTAGGCTTGGTGTAGTTTCCGGCTTTGTTAACAGTGCTTTTTGGTTTATGTCCTGCCATAGCTTACTTCTTCTTTTTTGCCATACCGCCGCGCATCATTTTCTTTTTAGCCATCTTAGCCATACCGCCTCCGGCCATACGTTTCGGCATTACACCGCCACCACGCATTTTCTTCTTAGCCATTTTAGCCATGCCACCGCCAGCCATCTTCTTTTTGGCTACGGCACCACCACGCATCATTTTCTTCTTCTTATCCATTGTGACTCCTCCTCCGCGCATTTTCTTAATAATACCACCTTTAGCTCTACGGACTCCCTCTTCATCTACTTTGGTAAGTCCTAGCATATCAGCGATTTCGTTTTTTGAAAAACCGCCCTCACGAATCATTTTCATAAATTCAGATTCTCTAGTGGTTTTTTTATCCTTGTTGTGATTGCCCATTTCTTAATCTCCTTCTGTCTAATACTAGGCTATGAAACACTTCTACTGGGAAATGTTTATAATAACCAGACTTCTCCAGACTTAATGCTGCATCGTCTAGTTTTGATAGTAGCTGCACAAACACCATGCAATATTCTAATGTCTCATCTGTGACACCATCATCTACTAAGAAATCCAGACCTGCCTCTTGTGCATCATAGTCTGGATGAAACACCATTAGGTGCATATCTACACCTGCTATGGACATGGCTTCATTTACACCATCGCACCACCCGTCTAGGTACTCCATCTCAGGTAAGTTTTCTTCGGCCCATACAACTATATCATAGTCATGTGAAGAAAACTTTTTTATTTCGTCTGCTAATCCTTCTAGCCCAGTATTAATACTGAAGATGACTTTATCATCTAGCCATGCTTGTTTAGCATATGGGCAAGGCGGTAGTCCATTTAGTTTCTCACTTGGAACTTCAAGAAACTCATGTGACCATTTCCGTATATCAGCTTCTACGGGATGCACGGGTCTTTTTCTTCTGTGATTCAATGAACCTACGGTATACACTAGCTGCAGCAAATTTTCCCGCTGCTTTGGCTCGTTGTTCCATAGCGATAGCAGCTTGTGTCTTGTGAGCATGTGAACGTCCTGATGCTTTTATCTTACGCACAGATGCCTCCGCATCTTTGACTGTGGCAAACTTCAGACCTTTGATAGTACCTTTAGGGTTTTCATCCGTGTACAGGTCACTGTGTTTCTTAGACCCGGCGGGTTGGCCCTTTTTTCTTGGTATTCTTCTTAGCGACACTTGGTAACAATCCTTTGTTTACTGCTCTTGCTCTTTCACTGAAGCCTAACTTTTGGCCTGAACGTATCTTACGTTTTATTGTGGATACTTTAGCAACCATTATTTTTTTAGAATCTTTTTAACTACGTCTGGTCTTTCTTTAGCTAATGCTTTTAATCCGGGGTTTAAATTTTCTGTAACCAATGCACCTTCGTTAAGATACATATGCTTCTTTCCATTAGCCATGCCACCCATAGCCATTTTCATTGGACCTTTGCCCTTTTTCATTTCAGCCATACCTACAGATATAGCAATTACGGGGACTTTTTTCTTCTTAGTCATTAGTATTTTCCTTTACGTGTTTTGGGGCTAGACTGTTTTGGTTTACCTGCCCCACCCCACAAGGTACGACATGCCCAATATCGTGCTGACAATATGTCACTAGCTGTATCACACTTGTGTCTGGCACGAAACGACTTACGTGCTGCAGCACTATAGTTGTGACCATAGCCTGTAGCACCAAAATGAATTAATCTGATTGTCTCACCCTTCTTGGCAAGAACCATTTTCTTTTTACCCGGACGATTAGATTTGATAGGTTTGTTATAGCCGGGAAATGTTATGCCACGATATTTGACAGACATTATGTAGACAACTCCTCTGTAGGTAGTTCGGGTATTTTAGGTGATTCGTTAAACATTAAAGTCATTGGACCACAAGATGCTGCCCAATCTCTTATTTCACCTTTATCTAATCTATGCTGATGCATTTGTAGCACAGCTTCTTCTGTAGGACACTCAACTACATTTTCTGTGTAGCTTTTAAGGGTGCCATCTGGCATGACTATTACGGATAGGAATACATAAAAGGTAATAGGTATCATCACTCATCTTTCTCTTTCCACCCTTCAGCCCTCATTGCATCTTCTACGTGCTTTAAAGTAAATGAACGACCATAGTGCGCCTCTACTGCCTGTCGCACATAGAAGACATCACTGTGGGGGATATGTAAACGGTCTAATGAATTAGTACAGATAGCACGATAAAATGCTTCTAGTACATTATCTGTGTATAGTTTTACAGATTTTTTAGCCAATGTCAAGAACTTTCTTTTATTTAATTACAGATATAGGCAGTTAAAGTGTATTAACAAAGAAAATTTAGTATAGTCTAACTTTAAAATCCATTTAAGTGCTATAGTTAAAGAGTTTTTAAAGAATTACTATATAGACATTTAAGTGTAATCACTTTAAGTGTGTTTAGTTATACATAATTATACCAGATTTTGTCAAGCCCGTCAACCCCTACTATTAAAAAATATTAATATGCCTAATATTTAGGCAATTGCACGATACTTGAGCATATACATGGTGTCAGTTGTTCTTGTGGTTAACACTTAATTTTCCTGATCTGTGTATTTATACATATACATATACGCATACCCCCCCGGTGGCACCTGCCCTGCCGCCTTACCGCGCCTGCATGTGCCGCATTATGCCTCTGTGTAGCGCATGGTAAGAGCCACCTTGGTCCAACATTGGACCTAAAGCATTGAAAATGCTGTATCTTATTCCGTCAAGCCAGTTGCTTGCAACTGTTATGGTATCAGTTGCCATCCGAAGGATGAATGTTGAAGGTCAACTTTTCCAGATTGCAACGAAGTTGAAGAGTTGATGCATCTATCCTGTATAGCCAGAGCTATACACTTTCAACCACAAACCATACCCCCTACACGTGTACGCATGATGCGCATACACACACACGCGGAAAACT